CGCCATGGGCAGCAGCGGCGGATCCGCGGGCGGCGTGACCGTGAACTACAACATCGCGGCCGGCGTCTCGCGCGCCGAGCTGGTGCCAATCCTTGAACAAGAGCGGCGGCGGCTCAAGGCCGAGATTCCCGACATGGTGCGGCGCGGGGGAAGCTATCGCAGTGCGTTTGCTTGAGTTTCTAGACGCTTATGGCCATCACCTATCCTCTCACCCCTCCCGCCGCCATTCGCATCGCTTCCTTGCGTTTCTCGGCCATCAGCGCGGTCGCCCGCAACATCTCGCCGTTCACGTTTTCGAGCCAATCCTACAACTGGACCGGCACGATGCTCAGCGGCGATGTCGAGTGCCCTCCGATGAACCGCGCCGACGCCGAGGAACTCATCGGCTTTCTGATTATGGCTGCGCGCGGCACGTTCTACTTTCGCGACTACGCCAACGGGACGCAGCGCGGGACTATGACCGGAAGCCCACAGCTCAACGGGGCGCACGTTGCGAACACGTCAACGCTCACGGTCGATACCGGCTCTGGCTCGTGGGCCGTCGGCGATTACATCCAGCTCGGGACCGGCAGCAGCTCGAAGTTGCACAAGATCACGCAGGTGAACGGCGACCCGCCCACAGCGACCTCCTACGAAATCTTCCCGCTCTTGCGCACGGCCTACCCTGACAACACGACGATAGATTACACGGATGCCGTTGGTGTCTTCCGCCTCGGGACCACGACGTGCGATTGGTCAATCGACACGGCGAAAAAGTATGGGCTGAACTTCTCGATCTTCGAGGCGATCAACACATGAGCCGCACAATTCCTGCTCCTCTCCTCGCCTCGACGACGGCGGCGCAGCTCAACCCGTTCTTCGCCACGTCGCTGGATTTCGACGACGGCTCGGTGCGCTACTGGACCGGCTACGGCACGATTACAATCGGCAGCGTGACCTATGCGGGCCTCGGTGCGTTCTCCTCGATCTCGACCATCGAGGAAACGGAAGACCTGTCGGCGCGCGGGCTGACGATCGACCTCACCGGAGTGCCCAACGATCTCGTTGCGGCCGCTCTCGATGAAGATTACCAAGGGCGGACGGCGGCGGTGAGATTCGGCACGCTGAACGCGGACACGGGCGCGGTTATCGACTCAATCACAGTCTTCAGCGGGCGCATGGATACGATGGTGATTTCCAACGATGGGAAATCAGCAACCATCGGCATCCAAATCGAAAGCAAGCTCGTCGATTTCCAGCGCACGCGTGAAAGTCGCTACACGCACGAGGAGCAGCTTCGCAGATACCCAGCCGACACAGGGCTCGAATACGTCGCAGGATTGCAGGACAAGGTGATTTACTGGGGCAACGCTAACGCGACCGCGTTCCGCACGGGCGGAAGAGATGAACCCTTAAACGAAGAACCATAATGTTTGAAGCGTTCGTATTGTTCGCAAAATTCGTCGGAACTCTCCTGCTAGAAGCTGGAGTTTCGACCGCAATCGTAAATGTAGTTGTCGCAGCGATACCCTACATCGTCACCATTGGGCTGAGCATGGCCGCATCGCGCCTCCTCGCGCCAAAGATGCCGTCAATGGGCGACCTCAACGACCGTGGAATAATGACGCGCAGCCCGACGTCGGCGCGGCAAATAATTTACGGGCAAGCGAAGGTGTCGGGCACCGTTGTCTTTCTCGCGACGAGTGGAGCGAGGAACGAATACTTGCACATCGTCGTGACTTTGGCCGGCCACGAGGTCGAGGAAATCGGCAGCGTGTATTTTAACGAGGACGAGGTTTTAACCGGCAGCGGCGACGGCTACGCGACAGGCAAATACGCAGCGGCGGGAAGCTACACCGGCTCACTCATCCACAAGCATCTCGGCTCGACGACGCAGACGGTGGACACCACACTGCAATCTGATTTTCCGGTGGACTGGGATTCAAACCATCGGCTGCAAGGCATCGCCTACATCTACTGCAAGCTCACGTTCTCAAACGAAATCTTTGTCGGCGGGATTCCGAACATTTCGTGCATCGTCAAGGGCAAGAAGGTTTACAACCCCAGCACGCTCGCGACCGCTTACAGCGCGAACCCTGCGCTCTGCTTGCGCGACTATCTCACTGACGCCGATCTCGGGATGGGCATGGACACGAGCGAGATTGACGACACCTCGGTTATCGCGGCGGCGGCTGTCTGCGACGGGCAAGTCGAAGTCAAGCCGGTGACCAGTCCAGCGACCTACGAAAACCGCTACGAGTGCAACGGGCAGGCCGTGACGTCCTCGACGCCCGACTCGATCATCGGTCAGATCCTCTCCTCGATGGGCGGGACGATCGCTTACAGCGGCGGGCAAGTCGTGGTTTACGCGGCAGCGTATCGCGCGCCCGCGATCACCCTCGACGAGAGCAACATGGCTGGTGGCTTTACGGTCTCGACTCGACTCAGCGCGCGCGACCGCGTGAACGCAGTCAAGGGCACGTTCATCTCCTCCGAGAATCAGTGGGCCGCAGCGGACTTCCCGCAGATCACGAGCGCAACCTACTTGGCGGCGGACGACGGCGTTTATCACTGGCGCGACGTCATCCTTCCGTTCACGACGAGCAGCAGCGCGGCGCAGCGCATCGCACGCATCAACCTGCGGCAAGCTCGCGAGGAAATTATCTTCACGGCGAAGTTCAATCTGACCGCGATGCAGCTCCGCGCGGGCGACACGGTGAACCTCACGAACGCAAACCTCGGCTTCTCATCGAAGGTGTTCGAGGTCATCGCGTGGTCGCTGTCGAGCGACGGCACGCCGCCGACTCCTGTAATTGAACTGCAACTACGCGAGACCGCTGCGAGCGTTTACGACTGGGACGTGGCGGACGAGGTCGCGGTCGAGAGCGCACCGAACACGACGCTGCCAAATCCGTTCTCGATCGACCCGCCGACGAATCTCACGCTCACCGCAGACGGAACGACGCAGTTCATCCAAGCGGACGGCACGGTGGTGCCGCGCATCAAAGTGGCGTGGAGCGCGCCGACCGAGCAGTTCGTGACGAGCGGGGGAAAGACCGTCATCGAATACAAGGAGGGAACGGCGACGACATATCTGGTGTGGTCAACGGTGGACGGCGACCAGACGCTGGACTTCATTTCGAGCGACGTGCGAATCGGGACGGCCTACAACGTGCGGCTCTACGCGCAGAGCTTTTTCAACACGTCATCGACCTACACGGAGGTATCCACCGCCACGCCGGTCAAGGACACCACCGCGCCGGTAACGCCCACCGGACTCGCCGCCGTAGTCGGCACGGGCCGCGCCGTCTCCCTCGACTGGAACGACAACACCGAGCCTGACTTTTCGGAATACGGCATTTATCGCAAGACGACCGCAGTCACACCAGCAAACGCGAACACGAACAAGATCGCCGAGGTTCGCGCGTCGCGCTTCGTGGATACGGACGTGGACATCGGGACGACGTATTATTACTGGCTGAACGCTTACGACAGCGTGGAAAACGTGTCAGGGTTTGCGCCCTACGTTGAGGCCACGCCATCCGCCGTTGCCGCATCCGCAACGGACTCGACGCCTCCGGACCAACCCGCAGCGTTTTCGATGTCGCTCACGCAGCCAGGTGCCTACCTGTCGAGTGACGGGACAACTTTGACTCGCCTTGCCGTGTCGCTTCCCGCGATGCCCACGCTCGGCGTTGCGCTCAATCTGCTCTACAAGCTCCAGAGCGGGACAAATTACTTGATCGCCGGCCAATACACGGCGGGCTCGATCGACGCGATCATCGACGACCTGACACCGGGAGAATACTACACGATCGCCGTGCAAGCGCTCTCGGCGTTCGGAATCGGCTCAACGGTTCGCGTGGTTACGGGGACGGATGCGCTTGCGCCGGTCAACGCTACTCCACCGAATCCGCCGACAGCGTTGACGTATATCGCTGGAAATGATTCCGCGTTTGAGCGGCCGGCGGAAATGATCGGCGGCATAGTCGCATATTCGGTTCGCGTGAATTGGACTCCTCCAGCGACAAAAAGCGTTTTGAGTTACGAGTTGGTGCGCACAACTGTCGACACGGATGCCGCAGCAAATTACAATTACAGCCTAAATGATTTTTTCCGGTCCTCAATACCAGAGGAAATTTTTTCGAATTTATCGACTCCCACCTCCTTCATCCGTGTTCGCTCGGTCGATCGCAGCGGACAGAAAAGCGCGTGGGCAGGAGGAGGTGTTAATCTTGCAGTTCCGACGATGCTTTGGGGGATTCCTGGGCCGACGCTGATGCGGCAGGCCGCGGACGCCGTGGAGATCACCGGCGGATCGGCGACGCTGACATCGGTAACGGCATCAACCGCTCGCGCCGCCTCCCTTATCGTCGCTCCCGCAGCCGCAACGAGCCCGCGCGCACAGCTCGCGCTTTACGCGGGCAGCGACGTGAAGAACTTCACGGTGTCGTCAGGGAATGACGACCTTGACGTGGACATTACCAATCGCGGATTCACGGCGAAACCAGACTGGGGGCTTATCCAGATTTATGATACGAACTACCTCGGCGTTTACGATTTCGACAACGGTTCAAGTTCCACCAACGCGCGCTTTGTGATCTACTCTCGCGACAGTGGAACTCGCTCAACCGGCGATCGCCGCTATCATTTTATCCTCGGGAAATACACCTGACGCGCGCGACGTATGAGCGCAGCGGATACAAGTATTGCCCGCGCAATTACACCCTTGCCACCGCGCCCGCAATCCGCTCCCCTCGCATCACCATGAGGCTGGGAGGGCTGAGGCTACCAGCAAGCCCGCGAGCGGATTTACCGTTTCGCGGGCTTTCTTTTGCCTAGATTCCGCATCCGTCGCCAACATTTGATTCGTTTTAACTGGCGCAACTGCAACGGCTTAGGGAAGCAGCAGGACAAAATACGCAATTGAGCTTTACGCGGGCGGGCGGATAGGTTTGAGTGTGCACGTCGGAGGGAAACAACCCAACGACCAACTCAACCAAAAACATGAACGCTCCCACCACCTACACCGAAATCTCCCTCGAAGCCGCTGAGGCAATCTTCGGTGGCAAGCTGCCCGAATACCTCTGCAAAGAAAACAATTACGGCACCGCAGCCTTTCACTTCACCGCTTTCAAGGAAATCGTCGAGGCCGACGTGGCTCGCATCGCTGCTCAAAAAGCCGCAAAGCTCGCCGCTCGTGCTGCCCGCGCCGCTGCCCCAGCCCGCACATTCCGCCTCGTCTCGATCGGAGATTGAAGCGCCACCCCACCCCGCAAACAACCCCGCTACCTCTTCGGAGGCGCGGGGTTTTCCGGTGCCAGACCGGAGGGAAATAACCCCGAGGCTCGCAACACAACATGCAAAACGAAATCATCGATATCAGGCGAATCAACTCACGCGGGATTTCCCGCCAAGCCAAGGCGGAAGGAATCGCATTTGCGACGAAGCTCGGCGACAACGGAAAAAATGGCGATGCGCGCGTGACGGTGTATCAGCTCGGCGACACGCGCGTTGCCGATACCAACGGCGACCCGATCTGGGAAGAGCAGGACCACGCCGCGTTCGCGGAACTCCTCAAAACCGAAGGGATCAAACTGTGAGTCCCACGACCGCACTCACCCGCGCTCTGGTCCTCGCGCTCACCGCGCCCGATCAAGCACGCGCCGACCGCGCCATCGCTCTCGCCGAAAGCATCGGCGCGGGCTGCACGCCCCGCCAGATCGCCACCGCAAAACGCAACGCATCGAAACTCACGAAATGAAACGCGCACTTCTCCTCCTCGCGCTCGCGGTCACAGCGCACGCCGCGCCACCACCCAGCTTCTTCCGCGCGCTCCACATCGTCGAGACCTCGGGCCGCACGGGCGCAATCATCGGCGACGGCGGGAAGGCGCTCGGGCCGCTCCAGATTCACAAAGGCTATCACTCCGACGCACGCATCGGCGGCGACTACTCGCGCTGCGCTGATCTCGATTACAGCAAGCGCGTCGTGACCGCCTACCTTCAACGCTACGCGCCCGCAGCGTGGGCGGCAGGCGACGTGAAGACCCTCGCTCGCGTGCACAACGGCGGGCCGCGCGGCGCCAGCAAGCCCGCGACCGTGGCCTACGGCGACAAGGTCGCGCGCCTCACCAAATAACTTTCGGAGCCGCCCGATTGCCAAGGCCAACGAGCCCGACCGTGGGCGTGCGAAAATACGCGGTCACAACTCAGCAACACAACACAACGACAACACGACAATGGAAAACGACGACGACAACGAAATGCTCTGGGCCGCGCAAGACCTGCGCACCATCACAAGCAACCAGACCGAGGTAACGATCTCGCGGCGAGTCATCATCTCGCCGATCAACTCAGGGCCGAAATGGGATTACCTAATCACCTTCGGCGACCTAATGAATCGCGGGAAGTGGCGCTGGGAGTGCGCTCAAGCGGAGACGCTAGAGCGCGCGGTGGAAATCGCAAAGCTCCAAGCGGTGACGCAGGGCAACGAACGCAACCGCGAGCTTGCGATCTTGCGCGAGTCAGCCGCGAAGCTGGGCGTGCAGCTCGTGGAGGCCGCACCATGAGCCGCCCAAGTTCACCGCTGGTGCCGCTCGTAATTCGCCGCGTGCTCGAAGGATTTTCCACTAAGGAAATCGCGCATGAGGCGAGACTGACCGCAGGCGCGGTGTCGAAGATCATCGGCAACACGCCCGACATCCGAAAGCAATACGTCACGCACGCGGAATTTCGCCAGCTCCTCAACCAACGCAAGGCCACGCCATGACGCTCGACCTAATTCACGCGGAATTAATCCGCATCCGCGAAGCTCTCGAAGCTCGCCCGTTCGCATCGGGGGCACCGGCTGCAAAGCCCGCCGCTCCGCGCTCGGACGAGGTCCCGATGCCGACCGAAATCATCGAGGACGCTGGCAGCGTGCAGGTGCACTTCGGCAAGAATAAGGGCGTGGCGCTCTCGTCGCTCGGGGACCGATCAGTGGCGTGGTATGCGCAGGATCCTGAGCCACGGCTCGGGAACAACGGCAAACCCTTCCCGCCGCGACCCGAGGACGTGCTGCTGCGCAACGCGGCGCGGACACTCATCCACCAGAAGCGCGGGACTCTTCCGAGTGCCGCAGTTCCTACCGCTCCCGCAGCGACCTCTGTGAACGAGGAACACGTCCCGTTCTAAAAGCAAAAGCCCGTCGCGGGAACACAACCGCGACGGGCAGCAAAACAACACAACAACATCAGTCGATTCGTAAAAAATGAACACAGCAGAAACACCCACAGTCACATCAACCGCCGTAGTCGATACGCCCAAGACCGTCATCACGACCACAGCCCCAAAGCCTCTCATCAACTACGGCGCGCAGGGAGTGAAGCTCGCGAGCCTCGAAGACGCGTTCCGATTCGCAAACGCGATCGTCGCCAGCGGATTTGCGCCGCGCGGCATGGAGAAACCGGAGGCGGTGCTGGTCGCGATTCAACTCGGGGCGGAGCTCGGGCTCACGCCGATGGCCGCGCTCCAGAACACGGCAGTCATCAACGGCAGGCCAGCGATCTACGGCGACGCCGCGCTCGCCTTGGTCCGCGCATCCGGTCTGCTCGAATCCTTTAACGAGGAGGAGGTGGGCGAGGCCGGCAAAGATTCCTTCGGCGTGCGCGTCACCGCGGTTCGCCGCGATGGCTCGAAGGGCTGCGAGACATTCACGGTGGCCGACGCCAAGGCCGCGAAATTGTGGGGCAAGGCCGGTCCTTGGACGGACTACCCGCGACGGATGCTCAAGTTCCGCGCGCGAGGCTTCGTGCTTCGCGACGTGTTCGGCGACGTCTTGAAGGGACTCCGCACTGCCGAGGAGGTCCGCGACTATCCCGAAGAGCGCAACATCACGCCGCTCTCCGAGAAGGTTTCGGGCGGGCTCACCATGTCGATTACGCAAGGGGGTGGCGCATGAGCACGCTGAACGACCTGCGGCCAACGTATGTGCTGCGGAAATACAGCACGACGCTCCTGCTCGCCGCGCTCCTCGATCGCGCGATGGATCGCGACCAACTCGAAATCGACCGGCTCGAACTCTGCATTGAGAACATCGAGAAGCGGAACGAGGGACGAATCAAAGAGCGCGCCGTCTTGCGCGCAAAACTGGAACAGGAAAACAACGAAAAGAAAGGCACCAAATGAACACCGGAGAAATCAAAAACCAAGCAGTGATAAACAACGCAACGGAGCAATTTCGCTCGCTGCTCGAAACGCACTTCGTGGCAATCGCTCGCGCTGCCGAGGAGTCATTCGTCGAGGAAGAAAACCAAACCGAGCCGAAAGCGAAGGCATCGTTTGCGCTTGAGTGGGATGCGCTCTCACTCGCGCCGAAGGTCGTGGTGAAGATTGGATGGAGCGTGCGCTACAAGGACGAGACCGAAGCGATGGTGGACCCATTGCAATCGAAGCTGGGACTCGTGGAGGATGCGAAATGAAGACGCCAAGCAACGACGGCGGAATGGCGTTCCCGACTGTGTTTCCTGCCGAACATTACGGAACGGGCTATCGAGGCATGACCCTGCGCGACTACTTCGCGGGGCAAGCGCTGGCAGGGATGCTCATTAACTACACGACGCAGAAGTTGGGAGTCGGCGAAGAAACATGCGCAAAGGGCGCTTATCAATTTGCCGACGCCATGCTCGCCGCACGCGAGCGCAAGGAGGACGCGCCATGATCGCCGAACCCAACGAAGTCTATCACGCGAACGAAGCGATCTCGCACTCAAAGCTCGAGCTATTCCGCCGCCGTCCCATCTCGTATTACCGCCGCTTCGTCGCGAAGACCGTGGCGCGACCGGAGCCCACGGAAGCGTTTCGCCTCGGCTCGGCGGCTCACTGCGCGGTGCTTGAGCCCGCGACATTCTGGGACCGCTACGCGCTGCGACCGGAGGGCATCGACCGGCGGACGAAGGATGGCAAGATTGCCTTCGCGGAGTTCGAGGCTGCGAACGTGGGCAAGACCGTAATCGACCAAGGCGAGGCCGGTAGCGTGCGAGAAATGGCCGTGGCGGTGCAAAATCATCCGCTAGCGGCGCAGCTATTGGGCGCTGGCTCTCCCGAGTTAAGCTGGCGCGTTGCTCCTGCGGGCGGCATGGCTCTGCAATGCCGCACCGACTGGTTCAACCGTGCGGGCTGCGAGTTGAGCGGCGGGCGCCCCTACATCGCGGACCTAAAGACCGTCGAGAGCTTGGACGCGGACGCCTTCCGCAACTTCGAGCGCGCGTGCTTCTCCTTTGGCTACCACCGGCAAGCGGGATTCTACCTGCCGCTCATCACCGAAATCATCGGGTCACCGGTGTTCGATTTCTTCTTCGTGGCCGTCGAGAAGTGCGAGCCCTACGGCGTGGCGGTTTATCGGCTGTCAGACGCGGCCACGGCACGCGGGCACGACGAAACGATCACGGACTTGATTCGTTTGCAGGCGTGCATTAAGGACCAGCAATGGCCCAACCTCCCGAACGACCTCCGCGAAATCGGACTGCCAAAGTGGTATGGGGGGACCGAATGAAAACCACAACTGACTTGGCTTTCTTCGTGATCTTCTTGGCCGTGCTCATCGTGGCGTATCCGTTTATCTTTACGCGAAAGGACGACGACGATGATCTCTGACGCACTCACAGTCGCCGCGATCTTTGCGGGCGGCGGGCTACTTGGCTACATCATCGGAGCGGCGCGAGGCCGCAAGCGCGGGCGCGACGAGCAATGGGTCGAGTGCTTCCTTGCGGGCGAAAAGCGCGAGAAGGCACGACGGGAAGCAGATGGACGATTCAAAAGCAAAACCAAATCATGAACAAACGAAAATCAGACGAGGCAAAACGCATCCAGTGTGACGCTATGCTCGCGCAGTTTATGCCCGTTAAAACGATCGCGCAGGCCCTTAGAATGAGCCGTGGGACCGTGAGCGAACGAGCGAAGCGCGCGGGGATGACGAGGCAATACATCACCGACGAGGAGCAAGGTCATCTGCACGCTCGCAGGTCGGGGCTTATCGCTCGGGAATGGATGAACGCGAAATGAGCACGCTCGCATTTACAATCACCGGCGAGCCGAAGGGACAGCCGAGGCCGCGAGCGTTTGCGCGGAAGATGGGCTCGATTCACGTCGCGAGGTTTTACGATAGCGACGTGGCGGACGCGTGGAAGCGAGCGGTGCAGATCGCGCTGCTTGAAATGGCGAAGCAGACCCGATGGGAACTCACGCTAGGGCCGGTCTCGGTCTCGCTCAATTTCGCAATGCCGAGGCCCAAGTCGCACTCAGGGATGAAGGGGCTCAAGTCGAGCGCACCGGTGCATCACGTTGGAAAGCCGGACGTGGACAACCTCGCGAAGCTCATGCTTGACCAGATCACGCGCAGCGGGAATGTATGGCGCGACGACTCGCAGGTCGTCAGCCTGACCGTGCACAAGTTCTGGGCGGTCGCGAACGAGCAAGGGTGCTCGGTTTCGATCTCTACGCTCGGGATTTGAGTTTACAGCGGGGGCGAAAGCTGAGAGAGTCGAAACAGGTCGTAAGAAGCCTAAGATGAAATTATCAACAGAACTTTGTCTGTCAGTCTGCGCGAGGCGTGTTTCATCGCCAATCTCTTACCGCGTGGGCTGACGGACTTTTTGTTTTATGAATACCAGCGAAGACGGAAAAGAAATAATCTGCGAAACCAAGATGGAGGTTTCAGCTTACATCACAGAAGGCGGCGGCATTGCGATCGAGCAACTCGATCCGATGATGAATGAGTCAGGGCTGATCGTTATCCAAAAAAGCGACGTGTCTCCTTTGATTCGCGCTCTGAGCAAACTCAAAAAACGCTTATGAGCATCGGCTACACCAAACTCTTTTCCAGCATCGTGACCTCGACGATCTGGGTCGAATCAGACCGGACGCGCATCGTGTGGATTACGATGCTGGCGATGGCGGACAGGAACGGCGAGATTCAAGCATCCATTCCCGGACTCGCTCGATTGGCTGGCGTGCCGATTCCAGACTGCGAGGAGGCGCTCGCAAAGTTCATTGCGCCTGACCGCTACTCGCGAACACCGAACGACGAGGGGCGTCGCATCGAAAAGATCGAGGGAGGCTGGGCGCTGCTGAACCATGCAAAGTATCGGGAGATGGCGAGCAGGGATGACAGCAAGGCGGCGAACACCGAACGTCAGCGGAGGCACCGCGAAAAGGAAAAGCGTAACGGCATAGTAACGCCATGTAACGCCACAGTAACGCCAAGTAACGTCAAAGTAACGCATCCTCTGCACATAGCAGAGGCAGAGGCAGAGGCAGAGGCAGAGGCAAGGAATACACATACAGCGCCGGTTCCCGTCGCGGTGGGCGATGAAGCTCCTGCCGCCGATTGTCCGTTTCCGCCAGAGGTCGCCCGCCAGCAGTCCGCTCGCGAGCTCGAAGCCGAATCGGTCTGGGCGCTTTACCCGAAGAAAAAAGGAAAGAAGGAGGCCATGCGCGAGGTTCTCAATGCGATTCGAACCGAGGGCATCGAGCGCATCCGCGAGCGCGTGAAAGCATATGCGGATGCCGTCAGCCGGTGGCCCGAGGACGAGCGAAAATACGTTCCCGACCCCGTGCGCTGGTTCAAGCGCGGGAACTACGACGACGACCCCGAAACGTGGCAGCGGAAGTCAGCGAATGGCGTGCCGCAGCTCGAAGCGCGATTCGACATTTTTTGAACACAACCCAATGAACACACCCACACCCACACCCCGCACCGACGCCGCTTGGGCGCAAACCTTCGACGCAAACGGATTTCTTTCGGGCCGAGGCAACGCGGCGAGCCAAATGCGCGACGAATGCGCCACGCTTGAACGCGAACTCACCACCCTCACCGCCGAGCGCGACCAGCTCAATGAAATGTTCCACCAGATCCGTTTAAAGCTCTCGCTAGCGTGCGGCGACCCCTACAAGATGCACGATGAGGCGCTCGACTGTTTAATCGCCGAGCGCGACCAGCTACGCGCCGAGGTGGAGCGCTACCGGCTCGTCACGCTCATACAAGATGCTGAACTCTCCACCGAGCGCGAGAAGGTGCGCGTGCTGCGCAGCGCGCTCGAAAACCTGTGCGACGAGCAGAACGGTCCCCCTCTGGAGGTAAACCGTGACCAATGGCAACTGGCGATGGATGAATCCCGCTTGGCCCTTGTGGTAACGGAGGGCGCGAAATGAGCACACCCACCGAGGTGCACTTTGATTTGGCGCTGCAAATAGCGGAGGCGCTTGCGCGTAGCGGAAACGTCGCTGCCGCTGAACTCATCGCCGCCAGCGAGGCGAGGGCAACCGCCGAACTCCGCGGCGCGCTCGCACTCGGGCAGCAAAATTGCGACGACGTCTACGATGAGTTGCGCGTTGACTGTGACGAGTTGCGCGCCGACGTGGTGCGGCTCACCTCCGAGCGCGACCAGCTCCGCGCCCAGCTCCACGCTTTGCAATTAGTCTGCGGCACGAACGACGCCAATAAATTTCAAACTTGGGTGGACCGAGCAAACGCCCGCGCC